GACGGCTGATTTTGGCGTTATATTCCTCTTGGCGCTTGTCAAGCTCATCAAAGGTGCCAAACACCCGCTCAATGAATGCAATGTCTGTGGGGTTAAACACCACGGTGCAGCGGTCATTCAGGACATACTCCCTGTCCCCCAGGTCGAATTGAATCACATTCTGCATCAGGCATCACTCACTTCCGGGGTAAACTTCACGGTTCCGTTGGTCTTCTCGACGCTGCCCACCGTGCGAGTGCCGCCGTAGGTCACGTTGATGGGCATCCCTACGGTGCCGCCGCCTTCGCCGCCCTCACCGGTGACCTCGATCATGCAGCTTTCATAGCGCTCGGCGAAACCGGCGTACAGATGGGCAATGAGCATATCCTGGTTTGCCAGGGCAGCCGTGTCCTGTTTCACCACAGCCAAGTCCCAAATGTACTTCTGCGCCTCGTCCCCACTGTCCAGCTCGCAGGGGTCAAAGCTCTGGGTAATGATGGGCTTTTTCATGGAGCTGTAGACCTGTCCGTGAATGTCACGCTTCGTCTCGGTGGCCCAGTCGTATTCCGCAGAGCTGTCCTCCACACGCTTGCCCACCGCTGCCCAGGAGGGAGCCTCACTGGTGCCGATGTTCAAATAAGCGATCAGCAGCTCACGGCTCACGGTTTCGCCTGGGTTTGTGTTAAACTTGTATTCAAGCATTTTCCTTCACCTCATTATCAAAATTGTTTTCTTGCAAATAGGTCAGGCGGCACTGGATCTGATACCGTGCCGTCTCTGTATCGGGAGCAAAAACATAGCCGGAGGTGGTCACCTCCACCGTGCGGCCTATCCGTCCCGCTCCCAGGTCTGGAAAGTTATGCGCTCGGCTCTGGGCTTCTAACCACTGGGCGAAGTCCTCGAAAAAGCCAAGGTTGTCCAGCTGCTGGCGGACAAACTCCCCATAATAGGTGCGTGTGGCCAGAACAAAGGCGAACTGCCGCAGGCTGGAGCCGTCAATATAGCGCTTCACCACCGGTGTCACCGGAATAACATCCACCGAATAGGTGGCCGCTTCCTCCGGGAGCCAGTCCACATGGAGCAGACCGCCGGTCAGAAGAGGGCACGTCTCCAAATAGCCACGCACCGCCTCAATGATACTCATTTCCTCTTCCCTCCTATGGCCGCCGCCAGCGCTGTGGCTACGTCCTCGCCCCGGTCAGCCATCATGCGCTTGTCCCACTCCTTGCCCCGCATAGGAGCATCGTGGTAGTCTATGGGGCGGCCTGTGTATTTCTTTTCGCCCTTCTTGGCCATCGAGCGCCAGCCAAGCTTTGTCAGCACGTTCGGCCCCATGATCTCGCCCTTATACTGGTAGTGGGCGTAGGGCTTGTTATAGACCAGAAAAACGCCGCTGCCATCGTCCACAATACAAGCCGTATTTTTCATGATGCCGGTATCAAAGGGCACATATGGGTCGCAGTATTTCTTCACGATGCTGGCCAGTTTCTTAGATGCCTCGTGGGATTTTCCCAGGCCACGAGAGGCCAAAATAGCCTCGGTGTCAATGGTGCTGGTGATGCGTATTTTCATTGGCCTATCACCACCACATGGGGCAGGCCGCCCCGGCGATTGTCCCCCACCGTCATGATTTTCCGGGGGTGCAGCGCCGCCAGATCCGCTGGCTTTTCCACCACCGTACCCGCCGGAAGAGAGCCACGGACAATGCTGTCTCCCACCTGTGGAAAAAGACCATCGGGAGACAGAGCCTGGGCAGGAATACGGACCTTCACCGCATTGGCGAACGCTAGGCCGCTGTCCTCCAGCTTCACCTGGGTCTTATCAAACCAGCTCACGCCCCGCAGCTCGGTGGCCGTGTATGTCATACCGTCACAGCGGATGATCGTGACGGTATCCTCACACATAAGCATGGTCACATCACCCCCCGATACAAAAGACCAGTGTTGCCCAGAAACCGCACAGCCGCCTCCCATGCTTGGCGGCTGGTGGTTTTTTCCTCTGTGCCGGTGCGATAGGAAACACTGACCCCATCGTTGCTCTCCGAGGCAATGTTTCCTATTTTCGCCTGGGTGGCATAAATGTCCGTCACAGCGCATAGCGCAAGCTTCACCCGCTCTGTGTCTCGCTGGGACAGCTCTTCCGTGATGCGTCCATGGGTCACGGTGTCCAGATAGGCGGCAGCGTGTACCGCATACCGGTAAAATTCCTCTTCCTCCAGCTTCCCCCGATAGGGGTCAACATAGAAGGCATAGTCAATGTAGTCCACGGCCACCGCCTCCCTTCTCAGGTATCGTCCGGCTGGTCGGTCTTGTCCTCACCACCGTCCTTGTCATCCTGCTTCTGTTTCTTCTGTTTCTTGGGCGTTTCCGGCTGACTTTCCGGAAACACCCTTCCGGTCACTTTACCCATAGCCGCCTCCTTACGCCGTGTGGTGGAGGTAGATACCGGCCACCTTGTTCTCATAGGCTCTGGCAATGGATACCTTGCGATAGCCAAACTTGTAGGCATCGGCGGTCTGATTCTCCTCCGGGGTGATGATCTTCGGGGCCACATGCTTGGTGTACTGGATCACAGCGCCCTTGTGGATAATCATGAAGTTGATGTCCTTGGCACCGGTGGCCTTGACAAAGCCGCCTGCCTCTTCCCCGGTCTTGCCGGACTTCTGCTCAATGGCCGTGTAGAATCGTGCCTGCGGCACCTTGACCACCTTGGCGAAGTTATCAAAGACCTGTCGGCTCTTGGTGGTGTCCATGTCCTGGACAAGGCCATACAGCGTGGGCGTGATGAAAAGATATCGCTCCGTGCCCGGCACCTGATCTTCGTCCATCTGGGTCACACCGGCACGCAGCGCCGCAATGACGCTCTCACCGGTGGTCAGCGCAGCGCCAGCCGTGGGCTGGGCAATGCCATCAATGCCCGCATAGGCGGCAAAGCGGAACGCATCCTCTTCCGGCACCACCTGGGTGCGAATAAATTCACCGGCCAGCTGACCAAAGGCAATGCCAGCCGTCTCCAGGTTGTCCATGGTGTCCACCGTGAACATACGGCCACGGTCAAAGTTGCACTTCACCGTCTCGTTGGTCAGCGTTACATCGCCGTCCACATAGCCGCTGTTGCGGGAATAGTCACCAAGGCCCTGCATCTTCAAGATGGGAATGATAAGCTCATTGGCATTGGCTCCCTGGCGTGCCAGCTCGGCATTGCCGTCCAGCACACTGGTTGCGGATTCGTTCTGATACACCTCGTCCAGAAGCGGTACAAACTGCTTGGCGAGTTCAATCTTGTTTGCCATCGTTGTAAATTACTCCTTTCGCATTTCGGGAAGCCCAAATGCCGCCCGCAGAGCGTCATTGCCTCCCGTTGGTTTGGTTCCGGCTGTTCCACGGACGAACACCGGGGTTTTGTCATCTTCCTCCGACACAAATGCGCCGGGGTCACTGTCCTGATAGGTCTTGGTGTAATCCTCCAAGCCCAGCAGCTTTCCGTTTTGCAGGGGCAGCTTCTTGGCCGTCAGGTCAGCCAAAAACGCTTTTTTTGCGCTTTCCGAGGAAAACCGGATACCCGCCACCGCCTCTTTCACCGCAAAGCCATAGTTGGCCGCCTCCAGCTGCGCTTGCAAGGCAGCTGTGTCGGTGTTGTATTTGGTCTCCCACTCCTTGGCCGCCTGGCGAATACCATCAATGTCCATGTCCGTATAGGACTTGATGGTGGCGTTGGCCGTTTCCAGCTGTTCTCTCAGGCCGTCCCGCTCTGTGGTGAGCGTGGCAATGGTGTTTTTGCTGTTTTTCCCCTCCTCAATGTCCTTGCCATTTTCGGCCATAATGGTATCTATGGCAGCTTTGGACAGCTTCACGCCATTTCCCAGATCCAGCCCCTCCAAAAACTCTCTTTTCATGTGCTTCCTTTCTCCGCTACGCTTTTTTACGAGGTTGCGCCTCCGGCGGTATGCCCTTGATTACGCCCGGCATCCAGGCGAAAATAGGTATAACAAAAGCACGATGCGCTTTTGCACCGTGCTTGGGTTATTGAATTGTGTTATGTCAGTCTTTTCTTGGCATCTGCCGCAGCCTTCGTGGCTTCCTCATAACCAAAGCCCTCCACATGATCTCGGGAGGAGCTGCGCTTAAGGCCGGTCTGACTCAGGAAGCCCTCCTGCCGCTCCTGCCACTGTTTCAGCTTAACGGCGCTCTGGGTAGTGTCTTTCCCCGCCGCCTGCATGGCCACGTTTTCCCGCTTCCACCGGCGTATCTGCCGTTCTATATATCGCTGCTGGGCTCTGGCCTCCTCTTCGGTCAGCTTTTTGCCGTTATAGGTGTATCGTGGCTCTTTGAGCTTTTGAAGCTCCTCGTCCGACCATGTACGGGGCATCCCCTCAAAATAGGGGCCAAAGCTGTGGCGGTGTTCTCCACAAAATCGGGATAATCCCGCTCTTCCTTGTCCATACCGCCTCCTCACAAGACATAACAAAAGCACGATGCAAGACCGCACCGTGCTTGATTATTGAATTGTGTTAAATACCGAAAAGCCGCCATACCATGTACAGCAGCTTTTGCGAATGGAATAGAGAAACCTTGGCAGGCGTGCCATACCCCTGCATCTCTTTTGCCCATTGCCGAAGCATGTGGCGTGTGGCGACACGAAATTTCCACCTCAAAGTCCCTCTATTCAATTTCTACGCTGATTATACCACTTTTATTCACGGCAGTATTTTTGTATATCATTTTCCCATTCCGAAAACAGCTTACACATCTTCTTCATCCAATTTCACAAACCAAGATATCGGGTATAAGAACCAGTCCTCTGAACGGTCTTTCACCGCATACATATCCCGCATAACTTTACTTTCTTCTGCATCATAAATTTCACCCACTCGAATGTCGGCTCGATCCACACCAATATACCGAACCTTAAACGACACCACAGCCTCACTCCCATCGTTTAATCTTCATTTCGACCTTCCCAACGCTTGGCTCTTGATACCAGTGTAGTTCCACCTCGTGTGTTTCCCCATAGGAATCCACAACAGAGCCAAAGCCTTTTTCTTTCGTCCATTCTAGCGCATCCCCGCCATATTTGTCAACAAGCCAATCTATACAGTCAATTTGACGGTCACGACCTTTCCCCGCCATGACATGGTTTTTAGGCTGTGTAATATACGTATCCTCGGCCAAATGGACATAATAACCTGACTGCGGGTCATAGATATCATAGTTTTTCGCCTTAGCACCAAGGGATTTTCCTATGTACTGTCGATTTCCCTGGGAAGATGAAACGTTTTCCTCTTCCCGCTCGGCTTGGCTGTGCTTGCTGCGGTTCAGCCGATAGACCTTTCCCTGCCATTCTGCATGATTGGCAACACCCTCGCCGGTTCTGGCCCCTGCATGGGCGCTCACCTCCACCAAGTCACAATCAAACTCTTCGATCAGCGCCATGGACATCTCACAGCAGGTCTTATTCACCCCGGTGAGCACCGCCCGGCGGACAGCCACCTCCAGGGTGTCCTCGTGGCCGCTTGGATAACGGACGCTCTTCACTCCCTGGGCACACAGCTCCTTAATAGCGCTGTTGATGGCCGCATCAGAGTCGAAGGCCCCGGAGGTAACCTTCATCCAAGCCTTGTCCAGCGCCCGCTCGAATTGTTGTGTGGCCGTTCTGGCCGTGGTCTGGGTAAGGTTTTTCATGGTCTGGGCCGTGGCTTTATACCCCGCCGTCAGAATTTCCCGCAGCGCTGCGCTGTCCTCAAAGGTTGGAACGGCTTTCCCGGCGGCTTCATAGGTGCTTATGTCCGTTTTCAAATTGTCCTTGGCCGCCTGCTCCATGAGCTTTTTCAGCTCCGGCACAGAGCGCTTGGTGGCCTTGGCGAGTATATTCAAAATTTCGGATTGGGTGCGCCCAGCCTCCAGGAGCTTCTGATTTTGCCAGTCGGCGGCCGGGATCCAATAGTCATACTGATTGATACGCCGTGCCATGTCAGCCAGAATATCCCGCTCTGCCTGGGCGTACAGCTCCACGATCTCGTCGGGCATATCCTCCAGATATTCCGGTGGTAACATCGCTTACAGCCCCTGGAACTGGATTTCCGGCTCCCGCTCCGGCATATATTTCAGCGCTTCTTCCTCGCTCACGCCAAAATACCAGCTGATTACCTTTTCCGGGCGCAGATATCCACGTTCGGCCATGTCCATCCGGCGGGCATATTCCTTGTCCGTGTCCTGGAGGACACCGTCTCCCCAGGTGAAATTTGCCTCATATGTCCCACGAGGAGCAAGACCATAGAGGCTCGCATAGAAGTCCATCGCCCACAGTAAGTCTTGCAAAGCCGCTTCCAGCGCCGTTTGGATATTGCTCACCATGGAATAGGAGCGTGCCTTGCTACTGCGTATTTCCTCGGCGGTCTTATCCACGTTCTGCGGGTCAGACAAGGTGCCATAGGCCAGATTGCAATTAAATTCCACACGCTTCAAAATCTTGTCCAGGCCGTTGAACAAGGACACGTCCCGGATGGTCGGGCTGAACACCTCATACAAATCGCCGCTGGTGCCCTTATCTACGTCCACCTTGCGGAACAGCCGCTTGCATCGCTGGGGCATACGAACACGCCCCTGGTCATCTTCTCTCAGTACATCCACACTGGCATCAATGGCAAGCTCACTGCCCTCATATTCCCATAGAATGCGGCTGTATTGGGCATCAGCCTCTTGAATGAGTTTCACTGCCCGGCTGTATACCGAAACGCCCACCGGGGATTGCGGGTCAATGTTGTTGGCCATTGGCATACGAAAATAGGCAAAGAGCATCTTTTCCGGCACGGTGCCATCTTTATAGCGCAAGGTAATCTCCGGCTCCAGATCTGTCCACTCGTCCACCGCCGCCAGATCACAGGCTGTGCCCAACACGCCCTTGCTGGCAGACATATAGGCCACATTCCGTATTGTGTAGCCATTATCCGTCAGCTGGTGGTGCTCCAGGCGGGTGTAATAATACCGGCCTTTGGTGGCCTGCTCCACAAACACTGCCCCGGTTATCTCCCGGCGGCTGTTGTAGGCCGTGGGGACAAAGCGCCACGCCTCCACCGCATCTACCGCTATGCGATTGCCATCTCGATAGGGCTTGAACACCAAGCCACCACCGGCACAGGCATATTCTACGTTGACCGTCAGATCGTCCAGGACTTTTTGATATTCCCCCTGGAGCCAGTCTGCCCGGGCACTCCCGCTCACCGTGCTTTCCATCTCCACGGTAGTCAATCGGGCCACTTCTCCCGCAATGGCCGCTGGCAAGCCCAGGCTTTTTGTCGTATTGTCCAGCCATGGGGCATGGTCCATGAACATCCTCCCCCACAGGTCGGCGGCCTCCTGCATCTCTTCGCTGACGGCCACATCTATGTGCAGGGCTGTTTTTACATCCCCAGTATGAAACATCTTTGCAAACACTCCCTTTATCCACGCTTTTATCTCATTCAGCATTACTTTCCTCTCCGCTTCCAGACCGATTCCATGGCGTATCGCACCGCATCAATGTGGTGGTTGTTGGCATCTGGGTAGCCGCTTAGAATCTCGCCGTCTTTTGTCCGCTCGTATTCATAGTCCGAAAACTCTTTTGCCGTGTCCGGGCATCGGTGCGGGTCTATCACGATTTTGGAAAGCGTTTGCAGCCACTTGTGGGAATAGTCCACGCTTCCCGGCCCCTTGACAGCGCTCCGGCAAAACAGGCCATAGTCTTTGTAATCGCCGATGCTTTTCGGCTCGGCATTATCGGCTGTGATGAGGTCGCTGCCGGTAATGCCATAATCCCGCAGCGCCTGGGCCGTTTCCCGGTTTCCCTTCTTGTAGTAGGTCAGTTCCCCGAAGATATACAGCGTGCGGCGGCCGGCATCATAGTGCATCTGGTTGAACGCCCAAGGGTCTGGGTAATAGCCCCAGTCCACGCCGTTATACAGGCGGTCAAAGCCCTGGATCTCATCCGGCGTGATGGTGCGAATGTCCAGATTTTCAAAGACATTTCCGCCGGTGCCGGTGGCATTGCCCAGGTAAATATGCCGGTATGCCCGCTCGTCCGTCTGTTTGACATACTCCGCTTCCCGAATAAACTGCGCTCCCAGCCATTCCGGCGGCGCTTCTAAGTAGGTACTTTTGTGG